ACCTACGACCTAATCAGAACACACCAATCTAATCTAGTTAGGAAAGATCCCACCTACTATCAACCTATGTTCCCAGGCGTGCCAGACAATCTTGCATACTTGTGGCCAGTGACGGAGGACAACCGATGAGAGAACTATCAGAACACACACTCAAGATGCTCGTGTTTAGAGATCCCACACTAAAGCAAGCAGCTGACCGATACCGATACTGCTGGGTGTTATTACCCGATGCGGTCTACGAGTTGGACCTAGCGGTCAAGAAGTCGTTACATCACAACTATCTTGAGGACACGCCAGAGATTGCGTACCTTCGCGCCAACGTGGAACTAATCGGCGAGGAAATGGATATTAGTGAGCAGATTCTGCAGGATGCTCTGAACCTAGAGTATCGGTTGTACGAGTCTCCATAGGCTCAACTACCCGCTTCTGTTTTCCCCGAGTAGCACTAGGCTGGTCAAGCTCGTGGATCTCCTGAGCCATCTGTGCAGCTAGCAGGATGACAGATCCTGAAACTGGATTACCGGCAACCCTGAGGATTGTCTTTTTGATTTCGTCTACAGTAGCCATTACAGTCCCATCAGTAGTTCGAGCTTTTTCTTTTTGAGCGCAAGCATTTCGAGCGAAGTATCCGCCTTTGCTTCCTCACTCGTTTCAGGAGCAAGCTTGTCAAGGACACGCTCAAGTAGCTGACGGTCATCATCAGTAATGTTATCGCCAAGCTCAACTTTGAGTAATGCGTCCGCAAGCTCGTCAGCATCAACCTCGGTGCGCTCGGCTAGTCTCTCTAACCCACGGACTGCTGTAGTCCCAGCGGTGGCTGTGTAGGCGGGGAAAGCAACAATACTGACCTCGTGTAGCCTTACCTCGTTCAAGGTTCGCTCAGATCCATTCTCTGACCAGCTATCGCCATCTCGTGGAACCGAGAAACCAAACGACATCGCATCCACATCGCCCCGGCGAATCAGCTCTGAGGCATCACGCCCTGTTGTTGTATTAGGCAACATCGCCCATACACGCAATCCCCTATCGTCCTCACTCAGTTTCAGTGTGCCTGCCCTTGTGCTACCCAGAACTTCGCCGGAGCTGTGGTTCCACAAGAGCTTGATGTCGTTACGAGATTTCAGAGACCGGCTAAATGCCCCAGGCGCAATCTTCTCCGTGAACGGTAGGGGTTGGGATAGTGAGTCAAACATTGCCGCGTATCCCTCAAAGGTCATACCTTCGCTTGTCTCACGGATCTCAAACTCCGTAGGACTCATTCTGGTTTCTAGATCTACCACTGCACTGCCCGCCATTCTGTCTGCGTTCTCGTCTTTCAGTCTACCAACTACACCTTGCGCATACGCTAAAGCTCGCTCAGAGCCACGCTTACTTGGACCACTGCCCCAAAGCAAATGTGCCACAACACCAGCGCTCGGGTAGTCCTCGTTGTCTGGGTCTGCTGCTGGCGCATCTAGATCTACCAAATGTCTGGAGATCCACGCTGCTAACCTGACCCATTTATCGGCAGTGACATTACCAGCTGCCATAGCACGAGCTTCGCTAACTGTTGCAGGGCGTAATCCCTCACCGCTTTTGCCTTCCTCGTGATATTTCAAACCTTGTCTTGCTGCAGCCCGCATATATGCCGGTGGTTCCAGGTTCACCTGTCGCAGTTCGGCATCATCTAAGAATGTAGCCAAGCTAGCACTCTCGGGGTGATCCTTTTGGGGAGCAGGTGCCCGTTCCTCGTCACCTTCCCACGCATTACAGTAATGATCCCCGCGAACATAATCTTCCCACTTAGCGCAGTAAGCCTTCTCGCCGTCATCCGATTGCATATCTTCTCGATAGAATATGCAGTTGCCACAGGCACGACCCTCAGGCACATCCTCGGCAAGCGCCGGACGATAATTGTCTGGCAGTTCCCTAAGCTCAGTCATTGTTTTGTATTTGGGTAACAGCGCCATCAGTCACCTCGTCCTTGTACACCGACTCAGGATCTTCAGGGTCAATCATCGAAACAGGTTGTAGCTGTGTAGACGGTACGCCAGTGTGGTCAATAGGTGGCAGGTCAAGCGCTTGTAGTACGCTCGCTGGGTCAAACCCGGCATACACCAGGTCACGAGCCATTGAGACCCGTTCCCGTTGTGCCCGAAGTCGAGAGTCATCCACATCCACGTTGGCTAATGGCACACGAACCTTAACAGCTGACTCGTCATCTTGTGGCGCTAGATCCTCTAAAGCGCGAGCCTCGTTTATTGTGAGGAACCCAGACTGCATAGCCGTGGAATACGCCGAGTACCGTGACTGAATATCCGCCCGAAGCAAACCATCAAGATTGAATTTCAGGAACGCGCCCTCACCGTTTGACCCACGTTCTAACAGTGGGTTGAAAGCACCCTCAATCTTTGTGAGAATGGGGCGCAACCCGTGTGTTACCCAAGCAAGGTTGTTCTGCTCCACGCTGGCGTAACTGTTTGTCCCAGGCAGACCGAGCAGGTGTGGCGGAACATTGAAAGCGCGGGCAATATCTTCCACCGCTAACCTACGAGCCTCGATAGCCTGTGATTGTTGTGGATCTATCTGGGTTGATTTGAAAGTTGCGCCACCGGTTAGCACACCGGTTTTGTGTCCTCTGCGCCAGCCCTTGTGACGGTTATCAAACCCAGCTGTGAGCTGTTTTGCTTGTTCCTCGGTGAGGTTGCCAGGAAACTCAATAACACCGTTCAGGTTTGTGCCCTGCCCAAAGAACGTGCTAGCAAATCTTTCGAGAGCAAGCGCAAGACCAAATGACTCGCGTAGCGCCTTGACACGAGATATGCCACGAACCTTGCCGGGCGGGAGAACATCTGGGATATAAACAATTTCTTCTGTGGTTAAGGGTTTGCCTTCGCCTTCCACGGTGAAGATAAGCCGACCAACAGTGTCACGGGTAACCTCGACAGTCGTAGGATTTAGAACGGTTAGCGTGACTACCTCGCCGCGGGTGTTGTAATAGGCGCGAATGAAAGCGTTACCCTCAAGCAGTAAAGATACGACCACCGAGTTCCAGAAGGCTTCGGCTGGTAGGTCAGCATCGGGTTTGCGCAACCACTGTGGCTGAGGGGATAGATCCACCCGTGTTTGGTTGTTCTTCTTGTAGGCGTGAAGCGGTAGCGTTGAGATTGTGTCAGCGATAAGCGACACCGCAGAGAATACGGCATTGACACCAAACACTGTGTCTGAGTCAATTCGCACACCCGACTCGGTACCAATAGCAACGTCATCACCCGCAGCGAATAACGTCTGATATGAGACTGCCCTACCCTCGCTAGGGTTGATAATACGATTGAGGATCACTGGTTTTGCCCAACTACGAATCCGACAAGGATGATTACCCCACCAGCAAATACAAGCCCGGCGGGAATGGACCACATAAATACGCCCACAGCTATACCCGCAAATCCGGCTACCTGTAGAACACTAGCAATAATCTGTTTGCTCATACACCTATCCAAAGAACTGAGGTACGACTTCTTCCATTCTAGCGACTGTTGCCCTGTCCACGGCGAGAATTGCTGCAACAGCTGCGTCAATCTTTCGTGGGCTTGCTTTTTTGTCTTTCACAATCCTCGGTCCCAGGTTGTCTATCTTTGTCACCGCGTTATCTAAATGCCGAGTTAGTACCGGATCACCATCGTGGACTATGCGTTTTTCGACAACAGCATCATAGAATTTCGCACAAGCCGGTACCATTCTTCGTGGCGAAGTTGATGGCCATTCGACTATAGGCAGTCCTGCTTGTTCTAGGATCTCCATCGAGCGTTGCCACCGAAACGGGTCACAGGCAATCTCACGGACTTTCGGATATTTCTGACAGAAAGCCATAATTGTTTGCTCCACATCCGCAATGTCCACGCGCCAATCGTCATCGTGTATTGCCAGATCCTTCTCCCACGCCTTGACCATAAAGACTTGCACAGGGTCATCGTCTGTCTTAGGAATAATTGCGCCCACAACAACTGTGGCATCACCGGAGAACGAACCGTCAAAGCCCAGCACTATCTCGTCATCTGGTGTCGGAGTAACCTCGCCCTCGCACTGTTCCCACGCCCCGTCAGGTAGCCAGCTTGTTGCCGAGGAAACAAACAAGTTCAGGCGTTTGGTTTTGAACTCGGCTTCAGGTGTCCGCCGGATTGCAGATCTAAAGTCCTCAATATCGTTAATGTCACCGTACCCAGGGTTTGCTTTCTCCCAGCTTGCCTCGTCACGATACTCGCCGTCTGATTCCCACCAGGCTTGGAAGAATGTTGGGTCATCTTCTTCGCCCCGCACAACTTTTTGTCCGTACTGGTAGAGCGAGTAAGCAATAGAGTCGCGCCCTGTCGAGTCGGAGCGAACACCCGCAGTTGTAATTGCCACAAGCGTTGCCTTGTTTCCACGGGCACCCATAGCCAAAGACATAACATCAAATAGATCACGGTTTGGCTGTGCGTGTAACTCGTCAAAGATTACAAAGGTCGGACCTAAACCTTCCTTAGAATAAGCCTCCGCCGACAGCGCCCGATAAACAGAACCATTCTGTGTGTTCTCCATCGCATCCCGGTACAACTTGATGTGTTGTAGATCTGGCGCAGCCTCAACCATCTTCTTGGCATCCCTAAACACAATTTTTGCCTGTTCCTTCTCGGCTGCAATCGAATATACCTCGCCACCGTTAGGACCAAGTGCGAGCGAGTACAGGGCGGTAATCGAACCGAGCGCACTTTTTCCGTTCTTCCTAGGCATACCGATAAGCTGTATTCGGTGGCGCAATCCCCCGTTATTATCCCAAGCAAACATACGAAGCAAGAGCTGTTTCTGCCAGTCACGAAGGACCATAGGTTCGCCCACGTTACCCGCAACACTATCCTTCGTTATCGTTCCGTAACGTTCAGCGAAACCGATAGCGATATGCCCTTCGCCCCCAAGTAATGATTCCTCGGGAACGTGGGTCATCCAACGCGGAGGCCAACTATCCGTCATCGGTTCCCCGCACAAGCTGATCTTTCATTTGTTGTAGCTCACTGAGCCGGGATCTCCGCGCCACCTCAGCAAGACCAAGCCTCGACCTGTCCGATGGCGAGAACCCAAGCATTGACAGGTTAGCTGCAATAATCCGTGACAGGTTATCCAGCCTACGAGCCATCTGCATATTATCCGTCTGCATTACTTTGATACGCAGGTTCCAGCGCTCGTCCACCATCTCACAAGTCATCAGCAACAATTCGATATCGGTGGTCGGACTAATCCACCCGACACCTGCTCCCCAAACCCGTTCCCAAAGTTTCTTGCCTGGATCTAACAAGGGTCGTGGTGGCACAGGCATATCTGTAGCTGGCTCAAGGATCTCTAACTCTGCCTGGTCAGGTAACGGTCTCCTGCCTGGGTTCCCAAGTTTCCGCTTCTGCTCAAGTGGCTTAGCGGGTCTACCTCGCTGGCTCATTTGTCTAACCGCTTCCAGACACTTTCCTTCACGGCTTCGCGTGTTAGCTGTACCCGCGACAAGTCTTGTGCCACATAGTGCTTGTCCTTTACAAGCCCTTGCTTGAACACACTGTAATCAACTGTGTGGTGCCACCGGCTGAACTTGTACGAAAGCTTTGCCACGTCAGGGTGCATATCCACAATCATTTTCGATTTGGGTAGTGTGCCCTCGTCACCATAGAACGCCTCCGTGTTACCGCCGGTCATTTTCTGTGTTGGCATTTTGTATTGGTAGAACGCGTTGAACTGTATCGTCACCCAACCAGCTTTGAGTATCCGCAAAGACAAGTCAGTGTCCTCGTTATATCTACCCCGCCACCGGAACGGTATATCGTTGCGAATTAGGTTGCACGAGTAGATCCTTGTGTTGGTGATAAACGGGGGTCGCGCATTACGGGATGGCAGAAACATAAAATAATTAGGACCAGACATTGCCACGTTCTTGTATCGTTGCGTAAAGTCCTCCATCGCGCGGAAAGCAAACCCGTCACCGACAAGCAATCTCTGGTTTTTGTGTAGCCGACCAAAGTTGAT